GGAAATTATGGACAGCGCTGATGTTGATCCATCTATTCCTAGATTTATTGTAGTTGGTCCAAAACAAATTTCTGATTTGTTAGGAACTACTCAAGTAACATCATCTGACTTCAACACTGTAAAGGCGTTGGCTAATGGTGAGGTTAATACTTTTCTTGGGTTTAATTTTATAGTGTCAAACAGACTATCAATCGCATCTTCTAAAAGACTTTGCCTAGCTTACGCTATGGACGGAGTTAAGATGGGTATCGGTCAAGACTTGATGACTAGAATTGATGAGAGAGCTGACAAAGGCTACTCAACTCAAATTTACGTTTGTCAATCTATCGGCGCAACTCGTATGGAAGAAGCTAAATGCGTAACAATCGAAGCTTACGAAGCTTAATAATTAGGAGGAAAATATGGCAAGTGTTAAAGGTGTAAACATCACAAACATTGATGCTACTCCAGTTGTTAAAGTGAGTAGCGACGAAGCTGGAGGCAAACTAAGAGTTTATTTCGATTCTTACGAAGCATCATCTCTAGCTAGTGGTTCAGACATAACTATCGCAAGATTACCAAAAGGTGCAAAAGTGTACGATGTAGTAATACATCACGACGCTTTAGGATCTGGTGTTACTCTTGCAGTCGGCGACAGTGCAGATGCTGACAGATATATTACAGCAACAGCTGCGGCTACTGCTGGCAAAATATTGATGTCAGAAGATGGCGCAATCGACGGTGTAGCTTATGAGCAAACTGCTGAAACTGACGTGTTGATTACTACTGGTGGCGGTACAGCTACTGGAACTATCAAATGTCAAGTTTGGTTCACTATTGAATAATCAATAGTTTTAGTGCTTGGCGATTTCTTATTTAGCGATCGCCAGGCGCGTATAAAAAATGAAATATATTATCCTGATTTATTTATGTTCTTTTGCAAATCAACAAGTGTCTTGTTTACCAGAACAAATACTAGGTTTAGAATTTGATACTTACAATGAATGTATTTTAGAAGGATATACACAAGCTTACGAATTATTAGATAGCGTTGATGATAATGACGTTAACGAACAAAAATTAGCAATAAGATTTATTTGCAAAGAAATTAAAGTGGAGAAAATATAATGGCATCAGTTGTAGATTTATGTAACTCAGCATTAAACTTGCTTGGAGCTAGCACCATCAGTGCATTAACAGATGATAATAAAAACGCTCGATTATGTAATCAAAGATACGAGCCAGTTAGAAATAGAGTGTTTAGATCACATCCTTGGAACTGTTTAATTAAAAGAGTTCAATTAGCTCAAGACAGTACAGCTCCAGTAATAGAATTTAGTTATCAATATACTTTACCGTCAGATTGTTTAAGAGTTTTAAAAATTCATAATGGTACGACAGATAGTATTCAATCGGATATGGAATACAAAGTAGAAGGTCGTAAAATTAAAACAAACGAAGGAACTGTTTATTTAGTTTATGTTGCGGTCGATACTGATCCAAATAATTATGATACTTATTTAGCTGAATCTATCTCACATCAATTAGCTGCTGATCTTGCTTATGCGATTACTAACAATGCAACGTTAGCTAATAACTATATGGCAAGAGCAGATGAAAGATTAAGAGAAGCTAGATTTATTGATGCGACTGAAAACTCTGTTGATACGATTGAGGCTAATGAATTTACGGATGCTCGATTATAAAATAAAAAAGGCGACTGAACCGTCAAATCCAATCGCCTTTATCGCTGTTACTAGTGTTTTTCCAAAATGCTAGGACATCAGTTTAACCTCCAAAAGTTGGACATCCTAACAAGACCAAAATTAAATAACTGAGACTATTTTTCAAATTTTATGCCTAGAACAACTCTTGCTTTAACATCTTTTGTAAGTGGTGAATTTTCTGCTAAATTAGATGGACGTACAGATTTTGCCAAATACCAAACGGCAGCAAAAACATTACAAAATTTTATAGTTCATCCACAAGGTGCAGCTACTAGAAGAGTAGGTACCCAATTTATAAATGAAGTTAAAGATAGTAGTAAAAAAACTAGATTAATACCTTTTGAATTTTCTACTACACAAACTTACATTTTAGAGTTTGGTAATCAGTATATTCGTTTCTATAAAGATAAAGGTCAAATCTTATCTGGTGGTTCTGCTTATGAAATATCATCACCATATTTAGAAGCTGAATTATTTGATATTAAATTTGCACAGAGTGCAGATGTTATGTACATCGTGCATCCAAATCACGAAACTAGTAAGCTTAGTAGAACTGGACACACATCTTGGACATTAACCGAAGTTGATTTTGTAGATGGTCCTTATTTAGCATTAAATACGACATCGACAACGATGACACCATCGGCAACGACTGGAACTGGAATTACTATTACTGCCAGCGCTAGCGCATTTGTTTCAACAGATGTTGGTCGATTAATAAATTTTTCAAACGGTTATGCAAAGATTACTGCTTATGCTTCAGCAACTTCTGTTACTGCAGATGTTAAAGATGATTTTGATACAACAACAGCAACAACAGATTGGAGCCTAGGTGCTTTTTCTGATACTACTGGTCATCCTAGTTGTGTATCTTTTTTCGAACAACGATTAGTATTTGCTGGCACAACAGCTGAACCACAAACATTATATTTTTCTAAATCAGGTGATTATGAAAATATGACTGCTGGCGTTAATGCAGATGATGCTATGATTTATACTATTGCATCAAATCAAGTTAACGTAATTAGATTTTTAAAAACACAAAGAACTTTAATTGTAGGAACTGTTGGAGGTGAGTTTACGGTATCAGCAGATGGAACTGATGCGGCTGTTACACCAACTAATATAACTATTAAAAGACAAAGTTCTTATGGTTCTGCAAATGTTGATGCAATACCAGCGGGTAATGCTGTTTTGTTTTTACAAAGAGCAAAAAGAAAAATTAGAGAATTAAGTTATAATTTTGACGTCGATGGGTATCAAGCCGCTGACCTCACCATACTTAATGATGTAGTTACTAAAACTGGTGTTAATGAAATGACGTATCAACAATCACCAGATAGTATTTTATGGTGTGTACGTGATGATGGCATTTTAGCTGGTCTAACTTATTTAAGAGGTGAAGAAGTTATTGCTTGGCACCGACATATTTTAGGTGGTGCATTTGGCAGCGGTAGTGCAGTTGTTGAAAGTGTAGCTAGTATTTCAGGCTCATTAAATGAAGATGAATTGTGGGTTATTGTTAAAAGAACAATTAACGGTGCTACTAAAAGATATATAGAATGTTTTGCTGATTTCGATTTTGACGAAACTACACCAACAGATTTTAGATTTTTAGATAGTCATTTGACTTATAGCGGCTCCGCTACCACATCATTATCAGGATTAGATCACTTGGAAGGTCAAACCGTTTCTATCCTAGCGGATGGTGCAACACATCCAACTAAAGTTGTATCGAGTGGATCTATCACTTTAGATCGTGCTACAGAGAAAGCAGTCGTTGGTTTATCGTACGATAGCGTACTGCAAACGATGAGAATTGAAGGCGGAGCAGCCGAAGGAACCTCACAAGGTAAAACAAAAAGAATTAGTAAAGTAGTTTTAAGATTATTTGAAACCGTTGGTGTTAAAGTTGGTCCAAGTCTAAGTAATTTGGAAGCTATACCATTTAGAACTTCATCCGATCCAATGGACACGCCAGTATCTACATTTATTGCTGGTGATAAAGAAATTGAATTTAATGATGATTTTAATTCAGATGGATTTATTTTTATAAAACAAGATCAAGCGTTACCGTGTTCAGTGTTAGCCATATATCCGACTTTAGTCACCAGCGATGGATAAAAATATAAAACTATTTGAACAACATCACGCAGAAGAAATTATAGCCGAAGGTCTTAACGATAAGTTAATGGAAATAGACGCAAGCTATAAAGAAAATCGTATTTGTAATTTTTCTAAAAGAGGACAAGCGTTTACTTATTTTTTAAATGATAAACCAGTGTTTGCTTGTGGCATTGTACCGTTATGGCAAGGCGTTGCCGAAGCTTGGGTATTAGCTGGTAAAAATATTTTTGATATTAAAATATTAGCAGCCAAAACTATTAAACAATTACAAGATCAAACTTGTAAGAAATATAAAATAAAAAGATTACAAACATCAGTGAAAGCAGATTTTGAAAGAGGTTTAAGATTTGCGACCTGGTGTGGTTTTGAAATTGAAGGATTAAAAAAACAATATGGTCCTGATGGATCAGATTATTATCAATTAGGAATAATTTATTAATATGAGCTGGGTAGGAAATGTTATAGCGGCAGTTGGTGCCATACAGTTAGGTAAGTACAATAAAAAACTTTATGATACACAAGCAGCTATCAATCGTGAAAACGAAATTATAAAAGATAAAATTTACAAAAATATAGATCGTCCAAGAATTGTTAAACAACAAGAACGAGACTATTCTGAATTTTTTGTAAGCTTACTTAAATCAGGTGCTGAATTTAGATTAGGTGATAGTACCTTTTATGCAGCACAAGCCATGAAAGTTGAACAAGCTACAGATTTAACGATTGCAGATTACAAT